TGGGAAATACAAACAGACTCCATCCAGTAGTAACTCCTGGGTCAAAAGCTATGAGCGACAACGTATCTCGGTCTAAAATGTTTGTTGTTAGCTCAAGCCGCCGGGGTGTCCTGTCCGGTGGCAGCGTTTTCAGAAAAACCTGCCTTGGACCGTATGTAGAATTCACAAGTCTAAGCCCAATCTGTCATTACTGCGCGAAATCTCTTCTGGCACAGACGTACTCCGCAACAATGCCAGCGCAGCGGCTAGACCCTCATACCTCCCTTTATTTTGCAAATAATCTCGGGCAATTTGTTGGCTTGGATTGACCTTACCTTTATTATACAAATCGTCCATAGCCTTTCGCCGCTTGTCCATTTGCTGTTCAATGCGCTGAATAATTGTTCGGCCTGCTGGCGGTGAAAAGCTATGACGTAGCATCCTTTTCGTCTCAGTCGCGATAGGACGGCCAACTTGACCGCTGCTGTGTCTTCCCACGGTAATGCCTTTCTATCAATAGATAAATGACAGCAATAGCGTTAATTAAATGTACCCAATCCATATAGGAATGCATCAATCCTCCATTTCCGAAATGTCGTTTGGAACATTAGGCCAGCCAACAGCTTTCGATGCTTCTCTCACTATATCAGCCTGCCGCCGTGTGGTCTGCACAATTGAAGCTCCAACAATTGAACACACCATGCTCCATATGCCAAATCCTATGCAGCACAACATGATTCCGTACCAAGGCATCTTATTCACCTATCTTTCCTTCCAATACATCGTCAATTCGCTTACGCGTCAAGCGATTTAACACACTTCCCTGAGCTTGGTTCCTTTCCTCTCCTGCTATCAAATCATTCATTCTAATAATCACAACCTGCTCACCATCAACCAATTCTTCCTCAACAAGATCAGTTGAAAACTGTTCTGTACCAAAGGAATCGCCGCCGCCAAAGAATTTTCCACACATCATTTGATAAGGGACGTTTAACCGATCCAACAATGGCAGAAAACCTTCGGGCGGTTTGGCTATCTCCTTAAATAACTCAGCCATTCGTTCCGTTGCTTCTTTCTGCTGATCACTTGAAAGTTGTTCTGCCTCAACAAGTTTCGTTGGTTTGGTTGATTTCGTTGGTGCTGTCTGCTTCTTCTTTTTCTTTTTAGTCATCGAAGGGGTCCACAATCCATAGTCTCTTAGCCTGAATGCTTATGCCCTGAAAATCACTCGTAAAGCCTTGTACCACAACACAATCGCGGTCAATTACAGCGTGCTCAATTTGCCATGACCACCGCTTGTATGCCCATCGAGAAACACCAATGCGTACCTGTTCGCCATATTCGTCCTCGGCATACAGCGCAGCGTATTTCAATAGGTGCGGGTCTTTTATTTTGTCGTAGGCATCCTCATACGACACACCCACTTCTCGCTTTGAAAGTTGTTCTGCCGCATCATAATACTTGCGCTTACGAATAATTCCTGTCCACACCACAAGTTGCCGCGTGTTAAATGTCGATGGAACATCCACTGAAACATGCGTCGGTACAAGAATACCGGATTCGCCTGTGGCACAAATGGTTCGAACCTTTTCTAGAACTTCTTTCGTTTTCCCTACTTTGAATGGGTCTGGATCAGTCAACATAAACTCCTTCATAATGCCAACGGTTTTGGGACCAATTCCGCTGACGCTCTTTAAATCCTCTATATCTAGAAAGTAAGGACCATATTTCTTTATCTCTTCCCTACGCCAATCCATAATGGACGCAACACGTTTCGGACCTAATGACGGAATGGAACTGAATCCCGCCACGATAAAACTCCTAGAACCAACGGATTTAAAACTCCAATTCTCTTGAGACATCACTAAATCAGGTTTCCACACTTCGATGTCGTGCCGCTCTGCCTCTTGAATTATCTTGGCGCGCCGCACATCTCGTTCCTTTGCGTCAGACAATTCCTCGTTCTTCAAAAGCAGAGCGGTGTAAAACTGCGGAGTGTAATTGATCTTTAAATACTGACACCAATAACCTATGAGAGCATAGCTAACGGAATGAGCAATGTTAAAAGCGTAGCCAGAAGCATTAACCATACTATCCCAAACGCCGCGAGCAACATCAGCAGTAATGCCTTGCGCCGCTGCGCCTTTCGTGAAGCGTTCGAAATATTCGTTAAATACCGTTCCCCCCAATTTGTCATGTATGATCTTCCGCATTCGATTTAATTCCGCTGGTGCAAAGCCACCTAAGTCACGCAGAATCATTAGAATCTGCTCTTCATACACAACCACGCCATATGTCCACGAAAGATGTTCTCGCACAACAGGAATCATCCCCTCGAAATAGTCTCCTATTCCGGGCGTATTCCTTCGCAACACATACTCGCGATCCTGAGCACCAGGGCGGGCTAAGGCGTTCACATCAGATAATTGCATGAATTCCGTTGGGGCAACGTCCTTTAGAATCCGCCGCGTGGTAATCCCTTCGAACTGAAAAATACCTAACACATCGCCTCTTGCAAATGCTTCCAGAGTTCGCTTGTCTGTCAACGGAATTCGATACAATTCTGTCAATGGAAACTTTGCTAATTCACACACTTTCGAAATCATGCCGAGCGTGGACAGAGACAACGCATCTATTTTGAGCAACCCGAGATAAGCTGCATCATATTTGTCGAAAGCTATTGCGCTGCCTTGCCTTTCACCTATGCGCTTTTCATAAGTTGCACAGATTTCATTGATCGGGACAGAAGATATAACCATCCCCGCTGCGTGTACTCCAAAGTTTCGAATGTTGCCCTCAAGTCTTGCGGCGTAACGCAATTCAGGGGTCTGTGCAACAAGATCGGATACATCAGTAAACGAATTGTAAGTGTCCTCAAGAGATTTCGAAAAGCGAGGGTGACCCTCAGCTCTCTCCAATAACTTACTTTTAATGGTGTCGAGCTTCCAATTTGGGATATGATGTACCCGTCCGACATCATCCAATGAATTTCGGCCTTTATACCGCGTAACCGTCCCAATATTGGCAACTTTATCTGCACCGTATTCTCTTGCAGCATAAGCGAATACCTCGTCCCTTCGCTCGTCGTCAAAATCAATGTCAATATCCGGAGGATCTATTCTAGTCGGGTCCATGAACCGTTCAAATAAAACGGGAAATTGCATCGAATCTATTTCAGTGATCGAAAGCAGATAGCACACAAGCGATCCCACGCTGGAACCACGTCCCGGCCCAACAGCAATTCCGTTGTCTTTAGCCCACCGTACCAAATCAGCAACCATGAGGAAATAGTCTGCGAATCCCTCTCTGCCACAAATGATTTCGTACTCATGACGTACTCTCTGTCCGTATTCTTTCAAATGCTCTTGCATATGTTCATTTGTTTCCCGCCGGTGGTGCCAGCCCTCTAAAATCCATTGCTTCAGAAGGGCTTTCGAATCAAATTTCTCCTCACCCCTTTTACGCTTTGCAAAACGCGGCGGCGGAGCCTTTTTGAGAGTCGCATTACAACGTTCAGCGATAGCCGCCGTATTGTCAACTGCGCCAATAGCTTCCGAAGTTGTTAGACCGGTACGCTCTAAATCGGTAATTACTTCTGTATCGGATTCTGGATATGTTAACAGAACGTCGTATTCCCATTCTGCCTCAACACTTTCGACACTCCCGCCGCGATGTGCAGCATGTAAGATTTTTTGTATCGCATTTTGGTTTGGTAAGGGATAATGAACATCACTTGTCGCAACCAAAAGTGCTCCGGTTGCAGCCGATAATTTAGCAAAAGCCGGGTTAATAGAACAAGTGCGATCAAGACGTGGAAATCGTTGCACTTCAAGGTAATACCTGTCTCCAAATATCTCCTGATGCTGCCGAATTGTCCGATCGGCATTCTTAAAGTCTCGGTCACTGGGTTGTAATCGCTTGTCGCCGAAAGACTTTCCACCCAAAAGTTCGCATGATAGCCAACTATCCGCGCAACCCGACAACGCAATAACTCCATCGCTGAATTCCTTTAATACATCTGGATGCACAGTAGGGAATCTACTTCGACTTGTCGTTCCCAATGTTTTGTAACTCTCGGTCACCATGCGGTTAATGTTTTCCAGCCCAACGGAATTCATCGCGAGAAGTGTCATATGACATTTTCGCTTTTCCCACGGATCAGCATGATAAATTTCAATTCCAAAAATCGGCTTGATTTCCGCTCCCCTACAAGCCTTTTCAAGCTGTACCCACGACGACACATTACCGTGCTCAGTTAATGCTACCGCCGTCATTCCAAGCTCTACAACACGCGAAACATGTTGTGCCACAGTGCCATAACCATCCCCATATGAAAAGGTAGAATGAGTGTGGAGCGAGACATAACGCATCACAAATAACCTTTCATATCGGACACCAATTTCCTTAGGGCTTGCGCTCTTTCGTAAGGGTCTTCAACCTCGTCTAAAATCAGTTCAAGAGAACCGCCAAACATGGAGATGGCCTGCTTAAATAAATGCGCCTGATTCTTCCACTTCTCTGAATCCTTTTCTCTTGCAATGACTTTCAGAAGATCGGCGGTCGTTTCCACACCTTCAAGGTCGTTTATATTAACAGGCGGCAATGAGAGCATCACCTGAATCACGTTGTCACTCATAAAGTCTCACACCTTTTTTCAAGGTAGGAAATAGCCCGATACGGCCCGTACCGGGCTATTCCTATTGATTCACTCCGCTATTCAATTATGTTCTTAGACAACAACTTTGACTAGCTCCACGGGTCGTCGTCGTCATCGTCTAAGTCTATGGCACCAGAACTAACCGCTGCTAGTTCTGAATCATCTTGTCCTGCACCGTTTTCCGACGGTGGAGGATTGTGAGTTGTTTCAGATGCGAACTCTCCCAATGCATCTGAATCCTCTTCTGACACATCAGTTTCGGAATCTGCCGAGCCAGGAATAATAAACCCTGCAATTTCAGCACGCGGTTCGTCGTATTGATTGTGCCCCATTTGAGTCACAATTTTTACCTTACGACCAATCGGTTTGAAATTCTTTCCGATTGTGCGGAATTGCTGCCCGAGCTTCCCGAGCGGTTCGTCTTCCAAATCCCAACCATTCTCCCACTTCCAGAACCACTTTTGCAAAAGGTCTTTTTGCTTCTGTGTCCCATCAGTAAGCGAATCCAAAAACAAATTGAATCGCGCCTTTCCCTGATTGGTCAAATTGAAATTATGGAAGATACCAGCACCCTGATATTTCCCGCTGGCAATTTCAACGATAATCGGAATGCGTTGTGCGCCTTGGTCATTCCCGCTGGCGATTTGCGCTAGACCCATTCTCGTCAAAATACCGTCATACACACCCGCCGGTGGTGGTGGACCGTTATAGCCTCCTGAAAAGCCTTGTACCTCACGGTCATTGAAGCCATCAACGTTTGGTTTAATGCGTACCATCTGTATCTGTATCCGTTCTGTTTATTTGTTATGCTGAATCTTGTTGTGTGACTTCAGTTTTCATCGACTTCAGACCGGCCTCCTCAATTTTCTGTCGAATAAATTTTAATCCTCCCTTATCGGGGAGCTTTGTGTATGGCGCTAAAGCTGTCGTTCGGTCCTTACCCTGCATAGTGCCTGAATCTTCCCAAACGATAAAGCGATTCACGCCTACTTTTTGTTTCTTGCCAGCTATCTCTCGGTACTGATTTTTCACAAAAAGATAACCGAAAGAAGTCATTTGAGCCAGTACAAGCTGCGCTACCTCATATCCTTTTCCATGAATTTGCGGATAAATAAATTCATTGCCGTCTGCGTCAGTGGCATTTCTCGCCAGAGCGGTGTAAAGCATATTCACTGGAAGAGCGTTGAATTCCTTTATGCGCCTTATCAATCGCTTCTGATTTCGCAAATAATCCTGCCACTCAGGAACTACTGGATCTTTAGCTGACTTCTTTTGCGTTCCGGCCCTTAGTATTTCGCGCATTTCAATGTCTTGATATTCGGTTAGGCTATCAATAACAAACCATTTGAACGGAATTTCTTGCCCTTTTTCCGCCAAATTGAGTGCCCAATTGTAGCACCTATCAAGATCATTCACGCTTCTAATGTCCCACTTTTTCGCTTTCGACCCTAGATTCTTTGCGCTTATTTCTCCCTCTGGCTCTGTATTTAACAGTAGCACAGAATCGTCCGAAGTGGCAAACACAGTTTTGCCTGCTCCAGAGTTGGCAAATACCAACAGATTTGGGTGCGAACTAATACTTTCTAATGGAACTATCTCAGGCGGCAATACGGTCATTTCACTCCTTTTTCATAATACTGTTCTGCATACGGGTCTTCTTTCCTAAATAAACCCTCTTTAACCTCCTCAGCATCACCGCCCGATTCATGCACTTGACAGAGATTAAAAAATACACAATCCCATTTGCAATCCCTTGTGGGCGTTTTGTATAGCGGCAATTTCCCTTGGCGAATAGCTTTCATATGTAGCGCCTCATTGCCAATTGCTTTGATCTGCGAATTCCGTTCTGCCGCAGTACGACTCACGGTGTATCGCTCAAAGAATGGTGGTGGTGGACGTTTCATAATTGAGCCGTCCTTATTCAGATACTCACCCCATTGATTGCGAGGTTTGTCTGGTGGCAATGACTTCCGCACGAAATTATAGACCAAATCCCTTACAGCCTCGGTTGGTTTAATGATTCCTAACCGCCGCAATTCGTGAGTGCCAATTGCCAAATACCCGCCGTTCTGATCATCCAGTTGAAGATGTTCTGTCACAATGGATTTCACGAACTTATGATCTACATAGCGAATTCGGCCATCGTGTAAATGATCACGCACAATCAAATCCATTGTGTAGCAATAGTTTACAATGAGTTGATTCTTAAGACGCGCATCTACCGCTGCCCTTGGGTTTGGAATTAGTTGTGCCCCAGGCTTTTCCACCCACAAAACTTCCCAGTGGTCATCGTGTCCATACTGGTCAACATAATTCATCAGCATTTCGTGACCGAGTTTCCGTGCGTCTTCCCACGTTCCCTCTATTTCATCGTCAACATATTTCGCTGACTCATTTTTCACGGAATCCCAATAGTCACTTGTGATTTCGTCCCAAGTTTCGGCAGGATGCCTACCGCGCACATTTCCAGGGATGTACCAATTTTCCAAAGCTATATGCCCAAACTTACCGAAAACCAAAGGGCCAGTATGGAATTGGATTGGCACAAGATGTTCATTCCACCGCCAATGCCAACGTTGCAAACAACGTTTGAAGTCTTGGCGCTCCGAATTCCTAAGCAGCGGAACAGAATTCAAGTTATATCCTCCCTGCCTCTATTTCGATCACCTTTATTATCCGATCACACAAAGACTCGAAATCATCCTTCGGAATGATTTGTTTCGGAATGACAAGTGTCACACCACTTTTCAGAGAGAATAGCTCTTCGCCATCCGGCATCGTTGTCCACGTTACACAACCTGAATCCTCAACTGCCGCAAAGACTCTCATAGCAATATCGTGTGAGTCACGACGAGTTGCTTCGGTATAAATGCTAGTGATGATAGCCCAAATGACTTGTCCTGCAAGGACACCCACGAAAATTGGCATGATTCCACTACGCATTCCAAACACCGTTGAATTTAGAATGCAAAAGATCAAGAACAGTAACCCGAGTTTATAAAACGGATTCACTTTCATTTCGACCCCTATAGCTCAAAGGGGTTGCGGGACAATACATATGAGATGATTCCAGCATCCAGAGATGATGCCCCGCAACCCTTTTGAGCTACCGGACCAGGAGGCTATTTCTCTTATGACGTGGATGCCATCAGATGTTAGAGAAAATTGCACTTTCGGGAAAAGGAGGAAAAACCCTCTTGATGTCCCGGCCCGGTAGCCGTCCCCTATTTAGTTGTCTGCCTTGGCCTTTCAGAATTCAGACTTGACTTTCTGAGAATCGCCGAAAACATCCTCGTCGTCACCGTCGTCAATGTCGTCGGTGTATTCGTCAGAATCCTCGTCCTCGTCGTCCTCGTCCTCGTCCTCGTCCTCGTCCAATTCGTTTGTGCCAGCGTACTTTTGAAGCTCGCTTTCGGCCTCGCGCAAAAGAGCGAGAGCTTTTTCTCGCTTGTCCTGAAGCTTTGCCTTTTCGAGTCGCCGGTCCATATTCTTGCGAAGTTGGGTTGTCTCTTCAGACATGTTCCAAGGACGCAAGCAATGACGAACGGCACGAACAGTTTCCGGCGAAACATCGCGACCCGTTTCGGCCTTAATGAATGCCGAAAGGCTTTGTGTCATAACCCTTTCGCGCGGCGTTGGCTTGGGTCGCCATCCACGAGGGCCACGCGGTCCACCGCGCTGTTTCTTTTCGTCGTTTTCATTACTATTCGCATTTGCGTTGTCTTTTATTGTCTCGGTTGCCATTTCGAACCCTTTCTTTTTACCGACCCTAGCCTAAATGCTCGGGAAGCTTTTCATACCTATCTAACGTTACGCTCAATAGCACGGCGTGTCAACGGTTTTCGTCCCTTTTTCTTTTAGTTAGCTCACCTACCTTACTAATCGGGAACAGGTTGGTGATTTCCGCTGGTGGGCCAGCATTCTCGCGAACCACCGTATCTCTGCCGGAAAGGTAAGTCTCCCTACGCTTTTCAAGCTCTAGAGCGGTCCTGTCTGTCTCTCTGCGCCGTTTAAGCCTAGCCACCAGGCGCAGATAGACCGCTGTGGCGCTGGCCGCGCCGGAAGCGCAACCCAAAAGGATTGCGCCACCAGCGATTTCGGCAATTTGTATGGTGCTCATTACATTGCGTCCCTTAAAAGAATCTTGGCGAAATCCATTCCTCGTTCACCATCTAGAATCTTTTTGATGCTTGTTTCCATTCTGTATGTATGACGAGCAATTGATTCGTCAATGCTGTTCTGCGAGGCCAGATACCAGATGTTTACATGATGAACGCGAGAAATTCGGTGCGCTCGATCTTCGACCTGTAATTGATCATCTGAATTAAATGTTTGATCCAGAATCACAACGTCGTCGGCAGCATCCAAAGTGAGCGATGTCCCGCCTGCTTTTGTATTCAGCAGAACGACATCTGGCACAGGACCGCCGTCTTCACTTCTGCCCCTTTGGAATTCACGCTGTATTCTTTCGCGCTCTTTTTCATTGGTTTCGCCAGTCAGCACGAAACAAGGAATACTGAGCTTTTCCTTCAGACGTTTCGCGAACAGGTTAATGATCTTTGTAAACTGGCTTGCCACAATGACTTTCGACTCGCCAGGGCCATTGCCGTCAATACCGCGATCCTCAAAGAAGTCAAGTAACCAATCGAATTTGTTTGACGGGAAATTCGGAAAGAATTCGTCTGCGGCACCTATGAATCCGTGCGAATCTGCGAATTGCTTTAATCTCACCATTTCAGCGAGAACACCATTCGCCATTAATGTGCCGCCCTCCAATTCGGCCATTGCTTGCGCTGCCATAGATTCGTATGACTTCTTTTGTGGCCCAAACATTTCCAGCCACACTGCGACCGGACCCTGATCGTCCTTTTTATTCGGCCACAATGGAGTCCCGCCGTAGAGCTTTTGCGGAAGTTCCGGCGCGACTTCAGCTTTGGTACGACGAATCATTAAATTCTTTACCTCTTCGGCGAATTTCTTTTCATCGCGCAAACCGCCGACTTGCCGAACGCCGTTATAATCCTGGTACACCCAAAAGTGATTGTAGACCCACGACCAATAAGCTCGAAAGTCATTGGGCCGCAACCAATTTAGAGTGCCCCACAGATTTTCGTGTTTTCCTCTAAACGGCGTTCCAGACATTGCAATTCGCAAACCATTTTCTTGAATTGACAGCAGACCTAAACCTTGCCGCTGTGCGCTCTGATTCTTTATCTCTCCTGCTGCGCCACTTAGGGTTTGGTGACATTCGTCAACAATTATTGCTGCCCAATCAATTGTCAAAAGCGCGGGAAATGCCTCGCGAACGGGTTTAATGATTTTCTCGCCATTGTCGTCATAAACAAATCGACCACGATAATCTACCTTCGGTTTGAGCCGTAAGTAGTTGGGAGACACCACAACCCACTGCCTCGGACCAATTCGGCCCTTTCCCAAATCCCAACGAATAACCCGTTTTACTTCACGCACTCTTTCCAATTGCGTCATTTTTCCGCCAATAATGATCCATTCATCATACGGCGCGACTTCCGGTAGCCACCTTGCTAATTCGGCGGGCCAGGTCACATATGCCGCTGTTTTCGGCGCAACAATTAAAATTGATCCAGTGATATTCGCCTCAACAATTGCACCAATTGCTTCCAGCGTTTTTCCCAATCCCGCCTCGTCAGCAATTAAAATGTCTTTATTTTGTATGGCGAATTCAACCCCTTGGCGCTGAAAGTTCCTGTGCGACAAGGCTTGTCCCAGCGATGACTCAAACGGAATGCACTCGAATTCCCATTCTTTTTTACGCCGTTCGTAATTGTCGTGTTTCGCTGTTTCGGCTTTAAGCCATTCTTTTAGCTTCGGCTCAAAACGCAATTTAATTCCGACCGCTTGGCAGTCCAGCCAAATGTGCCGAGCCTCGTCATATGAGAACGGAAAACGTTCTGTCCCATTGGAACTCGACAGCTCTAGCTGCGTCTTTGAAATCCTTTTCAAATAGGCACTTTCGAGCAATTTATTGGCACTAATCCATTTCGCCATTTTCGTCGATCCTAAAACAACCGGCGAATTGTTTTCTTTCTTTTCTTTTTCGACCCTTTTCTTTTGCATTTCTTTTATACCACCTTTAGAATTGTATCCAATTTAACTGAGCGCAGACCCGTATCCACAGTACAGAAGTTCAAAAGGTACTCTCCTGCAATACATTTCATGTTATAGACCTGCGACTTCTTTTTCGGCTCAGTAATAAATTCATCGCGAATTTTCCCTGTCAATTCGGAATACCACCAAATGTGTTTCCCCTTTAATTTCCCGAGAATAAGGGATTTAGGCGTGTTCTCGTCCCACGGAATTTGTTTGTATTTGGCGCACATTTGGACCGCCTGGTTAATTGCCATTGCGCGGCCCAAATTGCCATTTGTCAATTGTTTTACCAATTCGACAATATCCGGTTCACCTTCCACACGCTTCAAAACCTCACTGGCACAAGCGATTTCGACTTCAAATCCGAAAATCGAATAAGTCGCGCCAATCATTACATTATCGCGCCAAATCATATGTATTCGTTCGTCATTTCTTTTTGCATTTAAAAACGTCGTCCGAATATCGCAGGTGACATCAGAATCAATTGAACCATGCCAACCTAATTCCTTTGCGCGCCTTGCTATATGCTGGGCTTTTGCCACCGCTGGGTGCATCCCCTTTTCTCCT